TGAGAATTATTTTAGTGCAACAAATCAACTTGTCAACCCCCTAGGCAAAAAAAAACCCGGCGCAGCGGCCGGGCGGGTTTAGGTGCCGGTTGTATCCTGGGCCATTCGTCGGTAACGCTCGAACAGCTCCGGCCACGCGGCCAGCAGGCGCGCCTGGTTATCGGCGTCGGCGTGAAAATAGGCCACGGCCAGGGCCGACGCAAACCCGCCGCCCCATTTTTCCATGGCCTTAGCAGCGCGGTGGTTTTCGTCGGCCTGGGACCGCATGTAATTTTCGATATTCATAAATTCCCCTTGTTGAATTTAGGCCCGGCGGTCGGCCAGGGCCTGGGCGGTTTCGGCCGCGCATGCATGCCAGGCGGGCCAGCTAACCAGGGCGGTTTCGGCATTCGCGGGCGGATCGCTGGCCAGTACTTCGGCCGCGTAACGGTCCAAGGCTTCGATCACGAATGCTTGCATGAGCGGCCCGGCGCTGGCGTAGCGCATCAGGTCGGCAATAAATTGAGGGTTTGATTTTCTTGCTGCCATGGTTTGCCCCTTAATATGGTCGAACGGAAAATGTCTGGTCGGCCAGCCAATCGCGCACCAGCTGGCCAACGTCGACGTGGCGCGTCAGCTTGTCCAGGTCCAGCTTTGTGGCCAGTTCCATAAGATCAACGTCGGCGGCAATATCCGAGAGCTGTGATTGTGTCATCTCGCCCGCCACGTCGGCGGCGTCAATTTCAGCAGCCAGGGCGGACATGTCAATCTCGGTCGCCAGAGCGGACATCTCAATCTCGGCCGTTAAGGCGGAAATGTCAATCTCCGCCGTTAAGGCGGAAATGTCAATCTCATTAGCCAGGGCGGCCAGGTCGATATTTTGCGCGATGCCTGCCATGGCGTTCTCGCCGTCGGCGTTCGCCAGCTCTTGGCGGACCATTTCGGCCACCATGGGGCGCAGGTGTTCGGCCATATCACGGGCCAAGGCTTCAATGATGTGTTGCATATCTTTCTCTCTTTCTAGGGTTGTGACCGTCACGGTTTGCGCGGCCTGGTTGCATTGTAAATCTACTTTTATCAACTTGTCAACTACCTCCACCAAATAATTTATGAAACAGGAAAAAGCCCAACAGGCGGGCGATTAACCCAGCTTTCGACTTTTCATCAGGCTTAAGCCGTGGGGGCTGTACTTGGGCGCGCCTGAGCGCGCGGCGATCTGCTGGCCGCATCGATTTCTCTCTTTCTTAAAAAAGCCCAGTTCGGGCGGGTGTCATGTTATCACAACCATGTCTACCTGGTCAACTGTCAACCAAATGGGCCCGCAAGGTCGACCAGGGTATGGCCGTCCATGGCCACCGGGCTAACGCGGGTGTGTCGATGCCCAGCCGCGCCACGTCTAAGGCCTGTTCGCCGCAGTACAACAGCAGCTCGGACTTGCTGGCATGTATGACCCCGGGCGGGAAGTATTGAACCAGGATGTAGGTGGGGCAGCGCAGGTCGGCATGCTTGATGTGGAATGCCACCTGGTGAGGGGACAGCGCAATCTTTCGGCCGCGCTTGACGACCTTCAGCTCGGCCATGACAAAAAGCCCATGGGGGAACGCCAGCAAGCAGTCGGGGATGCCCAGGTTGACCCGTGACTCAATCCGGGTGAAATGGCAATCTGGGACGTTTTCTTTCAGCCTCTTGTAAAAGATCGATTCCGGTTTCAATGCCATCGTTTTCTTCCTCTTCTTCGTTTTCAGGCGCTGGCGAATCCACCACACCGTCGTCTTCCGTCGGTTCTTCTTCGATCTGCTTGGGTGTCACGTCCACAATGGGGCCGCCTTGGCCACCATACAAGCGCCTGATCTCTTCGAGCTTGCGCTGCACCTCTTCCTTGCTCATGGAGTCGATGGTGCCGTGCCTGATCTCTTTGCGGTCGATGTAGATAGTGCCCAGGGCCTGTCCGCGCCGATATTCGGCCTGGACGGCTGCACCGTACGCGCCAGCAGTCAACGCCTGGTCACGAATGATCTGCAGGTCGCGCATGTGGCGTTCAAAGGTGGTGGCGTACTTCTCGCCCAGTTCACGCCGGCGCTCTTGGATTGCGGCCACCATGTGGGGGTTCACGTCTGGGTCGGTCAGCTCTCGTGCTCGATTCCGTGCCCAGCTCTCGCCGTAGCCGGCCCGGATCGCTGCTTCCTTGAGGGTCACGTGGCCATCGCCAGCAACAAACTCTTCAACGAACTTCCATTCCTGGGGGGACAGCACCTTGGGCTTATGTGGCTTGACCTGGCGGGTGATCCGTTCTTCGACGACGGCAGGACGGCCCCCCAGGCGTTTGCCCGCCAAAAACTTCTCGTCCTTGGCTGCCACCTTGCGCACCATCAAGCAATCCTCCAAAGTCGCCAGCCCTCACCGTACCGTCGGCAGGTGAACCGGGTGCCGGGATGCCTGCGCGAGTACATGTAGGCTGCGCTTCGCAAGTTCTTGATCCAAGTCGCGTCCAGCACCAAAAAGCTATCGCCCACCAGCATGTCTGGGAAGGGATAGCGCTCTCGATGGTCGACGCCGCCGGGCAGGGGGATGTTTGCTTCTAGTTTCATACCTACATTGTGCAACAAATCCACAGGCAACGCAACCACAGGCCCTCCCTCGTTTCAAATTCGCTCTTTCAGTAGGATTATTTTCAACTTCATTTACTTTCACAAGCCCAAAAGTTGTCGCGCGCGCATTTTATGTTAATTACACCATTACACTTGTATAAAACACTGTAATCACTCATAACCCTATGATTCCATTATGTTATTACATCATTACACCATGAACACAAAGTTATACTGCTTATGAACGTAAATGAAGTTGAGAATAATCCTACTAAAACAGCGAATTTGGCCCTCGATCCGCGATCCCCGCCCCTTTTTACTAGGGTAAACCCCAACAAAACCCTTACCTTGCCCCTTTTTCCCCTTACACCCTTGCGCTACAATGCGCAAAGCCCGGGTGTTTTGGACCACCCGGGCTTCACTTCCCACCCCCTCGTTGACAAGGAACGACGCGATGAGCAAACCTGATCCTAACACCCTTGCGTACATGCGCGAGATGCTTCAATACTCTGATGGCGGCAATGGCGCGTTGATCTGGCGGCATGGTCGGCTGCGCGGCGAGTTCGCGGGCAGCGAGACTTCGACCGCTGTGCCTGAGCTGCGTGTGCGTTTGGAGGGTACCTCGTACCTTGCGGCCAAGGTCGCGTGGTTCTTGGCCCTTGGTTATTGGCCCATCCACCGTTTGCGTTTCCTCAATGGGGACCGCACGGACATTCGGATGGACAATTTGGAGGAGACGGACCGTGTGGACGGTCCGGGGCGCTGACCTCAGTGCAGGTCTTCGTTGTCTGGTGAGGACTCTTCGAGGAGCTTAGCGGCGAGGAACGCGGGCATGAGCTCTCCGAATTCAATGGCTTGGATGTCGCCGGCGCAGATGCCGAGGTCTGGGGCGTGTAGGACCGGGGCAATACAGACCACTTGGCGGTCGTTGATGGTCAGGCAGACCACTTGGACCATGAGCCGTGATCCGAGCTTCATCCAAACCGCTTGGATGGCCTCTAGGGCCTCTGCGGCCCCCACAGCGCCCTGTTTAGGCCCCCTTGGGTGGGTAGGGCTCATGGCTTGACGTTCGTCCACTGTGAGGCCGCCTGCGGGTTGTCTTTCAGGCTCAGGTCTAGGGACAGCATTTCCACTTCAAATTTCAGTCGAGTGTTTTCGCCTTTTAGGGCGTAGACCTGTTCGGCCAGTGCGGTGAGTTGGTCGAGGTCGACTTCGACGCGTCGGCGCAGGGCGTTGACGTACTCGGCCAGTTCGACGTCTTGGATGGGGGCGGGCGGGCTGTCGGTGGAGAAGGTGGCGGGTCTCATGGTTTGGTCTCCTGAAGTGAGGTGGGCTTGAGCAGGGCGGTGGCCACGTGGTGGCAGCGGCTGCAGGTAAAGCGGTAGTAGTTGGGGGGCTGTTGTGGGAAGTCGGCGGGGAGCCAGTTGTGTTTGCAGGTCATCAGAATTGGTCCTTGAAGAATTGGTCGATGGCGCGGGCGAGCTCTTCCAGTCGGAAGTCTCCGCCCTCGCCGGCGGCGTTGCTGATCCAGATCATGCCCGGTTGCACGCCGGGGGTGAGGCGATAGCCCCCGATGTGGACTTTGAAGGCTTCTTGTCCTTGGCGCAGGCCTTCCTTGAGCCCTTCGTCGTAGGCCACCTGGGCTTTGCAGGCGTCCTCGATGGTCATGAGGGTGTGCTTTTGGCATTCTTCCCAGACGAACTTGGCGTTGTTTTCACTGAGGGCGCGTTGTTCGGCGGGGGTCATTTGCTGCCACCATTCTTGGAAGTTCATGTGCTTACTCCTTGCCCGTGGCCCAGTACCGCACGGCGTAGGTCCACGTGCCGCGAACCTTGGCCAGTGTGGCGCGTGCGGCGTCCAGCTCGTCGCGCAGGGCGTTGATTTCCTCGGCCAGTGTCTGGAGCTGGGGCTCGTAGTGGTCGCGCTGGGCTTGGGCGATCTGGGCGTGTGTGGGGCGAGGCGCGTAGCGTTTCTTGGGGGCAGGGGTAGTGGTCATTTCAGTGGTTCTCCATGTGGTTAAAAATCTCTTGTTCCAGCTCGGCGCGGGTGTCGGGGGTGAGCTTGCGCGCCAGCCATGGGGCGGGTCGGGCTTTGAGGTCGAGGATTTCCCAGTCCCCGTAGCCGCCGTCCTCTGGGTAGCTGTCGTCGGCTTCGGCGGTGACGCGGCACGCGGTCCACGGCACCCAGTTCGTGACGCGAACGAGGCAGGGGATGCCGCACACGCGCAGTTCTAAGTCGGTCATGCCATGATCCAGAAGGCCACCAACAGGCCAAAGCCCATGATGATGGTCCCGTAGATGATGTACAGGCAGATGGTTTGCAGTTGGTCCCAGTCATCCATGATTTTTTTCCTTCAGCTTGGCCTCAACCAGCCGTGCATACCTAAGCACAGCCCTCTCCGACACGTTGCCATTGTCCAAGCCAAATGCAAACCCTTCGAGTTCGTAGATGGCGGCAACCATTTCCTCGTCCGTCAGCCCCACCCACTGGCGCTGGTGTGCGTACTCTTGTGTGTCGTCGTCGTCAGTCATTTTTTCTTCACCCACAACATGGCCAGCGCGAAGCCGACGATGATGCCAAACGCCGCGCCAAAGGCCAGCAGCAGAAGTATTTGCAGTGCTTCGTTCATCGCACCACCCCCACAATCACCACCAGTGCGCCAGCACCGATGGCACCCAGCACAAAGCCCAACATCAACGCGGCCCAATACTTCATGGACTTGCGCCATGCTGATGGGGCTTGGTGAATCCAAAACGCAGGGTTACGTCTGCCCACCTTACCGGGGCTGATGCCGAAATGGTCGAGTTCAAATTGTTCTCGTGAGGTCATTTTGCCTCCCGTGCGCGGAGCATGGCATCAGCAAATTCGTATGCGGTTTTAGCTGTAGATTCGGGCGTGATTCGGGGCCATACATTACATATACTTTGCATCGCCTTGGCTGCGAAGTAATCGCGCAGGGTCATGCCTTCGGGATTCTTTTTGCCGTGTTGGTCAATGTAGTCAAGGCCGGGAAACGCTGGCCCACCTGTGTTTGTGTTGCTCATTTCATTCTCCTCTCACAGTATTTGTTGATCTCTTTGATGGCCCGTGGCTCACTGCCATCGAACCACCAAGCGGTGCAGTGCTTGTAGAGCGTCTGATCGTCCATCAGGGCGCGTTCACGCCCCTCAACGTAGCCCTGCTCGTAGCCCTTGGTGAATGCCATCCCCGTCAGTTCGTAACCGATGAAGATGGTAAGCACCAACCAGATTCCAGCGACATATTTCAGGGCGGTGTTCATAGCAGAGCCTCCTCATAAACGGGTGGGGGCTGGCGCAGCTTGTGCAGCCGCTCGAGTTCTTTGCCGTCCACACGCTCAAAGGGGTTGGTTGGATAGGGGTCCGTGTGCCGCCATTCGTGGTTCATTTCGTGCCCCTTTGTTCGAGTTCAATCAGCAGCTCGATGTAGTGCTTGGCCTTCTCGAGATCGGCGATGCCGTTCTTCTTGCGCCAGCGGCTCACGTACTTGATCACGTTGCCCTCGAAGTAACCGATGCCGTTGGCATGGATGTATTCAACGGGTTGGATGGGTTGGTCCTTATAGTGGCTCCCTGCCACTTGCACGTCCAATGCGGAGATTTCGGTTGTCATTCGGCCCAGCTCGGGGGCTTGGTCTACTGCGCTGCCTTTTGGCATGGGCAACGGCGCTGGCGGGTTCCACTCGTCTTGCACTTGCTTGCGCAGCTTGTAGGTCATGGGCTTGGAAGCCTGAAACCTGGCGGCTACTTTGACCACATCGGCACCGGGGTGCTCGCGGAAATACTCTCGGATTTTGTCGGACTTAATCATGCTGCTTCCTTCTGGGTTTGAACAACGGCGCGGGCTTTGCCCTGTGCCACTGCTTTTTGCACAAAATCGTATGCCTTCTCGATGTCCATCACGGTGCAGTGCGCGAGCTGTTCTTCGTGCAGGTCCATCACGAGCTTGAGGGCCTCCCACTCTTGGGCTTTCATGATGAATTGCATGTTGCGGGCCACACCTCGGCGCGAGAGCTCGAGCAGCGCGTCTTGGCCCTGCCTGATCTCTTGCATCCAATCGCTGCCTTGTCCGTTGATGGCCAGGGCCTCGGTGATGTTGAAGGCACCGATGAGCAGGTCCACGTCTGCCCGTGTGGCGCTGCCCAATCGGATTTGCTCCAGCGCTGCGCGGTTCCTGAGCTGCACATTAAGGTACACGCCGGGCAGGTCGCGCACCGCGCGCATGCCGGAGAGCACGTACTCCATGGGGTTGGAGAGCATGGCGCGGGGCCGGTACTTGCTGCGTTTTTTCATTTGAAGCGCTCCTCAAGAGCGCTGGTCAACATGAGCACCAGCAGCAGGCCAATCACGTAGACGCTCTGGACGCGGGGCCAGATGGCGAAGCGCTGTCCAAGCAATATGCGTTGGACAAGCTCCTCATCGGGGCCCATCAAGTGGCGGGTCGGGGGCTGATACTGAAGACCAATGAGCACCTTGCCGGTGTCGTGGTACTTACCGCATGCAGCGAGCTCCTTGTACACAAGCTGCTCACGCGTTTCGCGTTTCTTTGCCATGGCAATCTTTCTACTTTCTGTTGGAGAGCTGTGATCTTACCTCATTTAGTTCACTTGTCAACTCCTCAACACGTTTTTCTGCATCCAGCCACATGTCTCTCCACATGCGCTGGTCCTCGATCCGCGTGGCGGCCTCCTCTAAGAGAGGCCCGGTGTGCTCAAAAGCCTCGGCCAAGAGGCGAAGTCGTTGGACGAGCGTCATGGTTGCACCTCGTCGGGGTCCTCAAAGTAGCTGTCCACGATGTTGTCTTCCCACAGCATGATCTGCTCCTCACCAATGGTGTTGGTGATGTCGACTTGTCGGGGCTTACCGCTGGGGCCCACGATGGTCAGCAGGACCTTGGTGATGTCCAGCTGTGCGGGAATAACGGCGTCGCCCACTTGCATGGGATCGAGCACGTCAAAAATGAGTTCGACGGGCAGGTTGATTTCGGTCTTGTATTTCATCAGGTTCTTTCTCGGTTAAGGCTTCTTGTGCGCGCTCCGCTTTCTTGCGGTTTTCTTCGATGCGCTGCAGGGTCAGGGATTCTTGGGTGGCTTGATCAAAGGCCGGCACCAGCAGGCTGTAGATGTAGAAGCCCATCGGCACCTTGTAGAAGGCGGAGAGCTCTTTGAGCATGTGGTAGCCCTCCTCGGTGACGCAGACGGTCTTGAAGCGCTGGCCCGCGCGCATGGCGGGCGAGGCGCGCACCTTGTCGTAGTCCTTCTTTGGACCGGGCTTTTTACGGCGCTTCTTGCGGACATACGGCACGGGGAAGGCTGGAACAACCTGCGCTTTTTTTGTCATGTATTTCTCCTTTCTTGGGAACGAGCAGTGTATTGAAAAAGGGGGTCAGGGACAAGCCCTGACCCAAACCGGAGAACCTGAAATGAGGCAACTGCTTACCTCACCTCAATTATGCCGCTTCTCCCCAGCTCGGGCCAACCTCCACGTCCACGCGGGAGGGGACCTCTAGGGTGACGGCGCGCGCCATGATGTCGGCCGCCTCGCGGGCCTCGTCTCGTGAGCGCACGGAGAGTGCGATTTCGTCGTGCACCTGCAGCAGCAGGTTGAATCCGGCCTTATGCAGGGCCACAAGGCCTGCTTTGGTCTGGTCGGCAGCAGAGCCTTGGATGAGGCGGTTCAGGCCCTTGTAGGTGCCTGCGCGCTTGATCCGCGCGCCGTACTCAATGACGGCCTGCTCGCGGGGCAGAGCCTTGTTCACGCCCCACTCCACGGGCTCCCACAACGGGAAGCGGCAGCGCCGGCCGAGGAGCGTGCGGATGGAGCCGTTGGAGGCGGGGTGCTCGATGCGCTTCATGACAGCGTCCACGGTGCCTTTGAGGAAGGGGACCTTGCTGTGGAAGGTGTTGATGAGGTCGCTGGCCTCGTCCACGGGCAGGTCCAGCTGCTGGGCGAGCTTGGCTTTGCCCATGCCGTACATCAGGCCCAAGCCGATGGTCTTGGCAGCCTTGCGTTTAATGCCGGCCAAGTCGGCCACCATCTGGTGGAAGTCCGTGTCAGGGTTATCCCTATACGCCTGTGCCATTTTCTCGGCACCGGGCAGGCCCAAGAGCGTGGCATAGTGCACCAACAAGCGCGGCTCCTGCGAGGAGAAGTCGTTGGCGGCCCACTGCTGGCCCTCCTCGGGCAGGAACAGGCTTCGCACCATGGGACCGATGACGGGGTGGCGCGCGGGCACTTGCTGCAGGTTGGGGTTGGCCGCCGACAGGCGACCGGTCACCGCGCCGCCGTCTTCGTTGCGCATTTGGTTGAAGTGCGTGTGCAGGCGACCGTCCTTGGCGCTGTGCTTTAGGTAGGGCTCGAGGAAGGTGCCGTGGGTCTTCTGGTACTCACGCGCCTCCAGAATCATCTTGGCCATAGGGTGCTCGTGCGTGTCCAGGAAGCTCTTGGTAAAGCTCGGTGCGCCGGCCGCTGTCTTGGGGTACTGGATGCCTATGCGGTCAAAGGCCGTGGCGATGGACTGGGCGGCCCAGATGTCCACGGTCATGCCGGCCTGGCTCTTCAAGTACTTCAAGATGTCGGCTTCTTTTCGGCGCATCTCGATGAGGTTCTTCTCGCACTTGGCGCGGTCAAAGTTGATGCCCTTGAGCGTGATGTCCACCAGCACGGGCAGCACATCGGTCTCCAGCTCAAAGATTGACTCGACCTCGTCCTTGCGCATGAGCGCGCGCAGGTGGTGCCACAGCTTGAGCGTGAGCGCAGCGTCTTGTTCGGCGTAGCCGCCCACGTGCATAGCGGGCAGTCTCCATAGCTCCTTCTTATGGTGCACACCAAAGTCGGACGCGGCCTCCTTCAAGCCTTGCTCAGACTTGGTCTCCTTCAGGTAGTCAAAGCCCAGCGCGTTGAGGGAGTAGTTGTAGCGGTTCTCGTCCAGCACAGGTGCTGCCAGCATGGTGTCGTAGATGGTGCCGTTTACTTGGAACCCGGATGCTCGGAGCCACCCGAGGTCGTAGGCGGCGTTGTGCATGATCTTGTCAGCAGGCGTCGCAAGAACATCCTTGACCCAACGCTCCACCAAGCGCTTGTCCAAGTTGCCGCCGCCAGCGTGAGCCACAGGGAAATAGCCGGCCCAACCGTCCACGGCCACAGCATAGCCAACGATGTAGCCGTCGTTGCGAGGCCAGCCGGGGCCCAAGCTCTCCATATTCGGGTCGCATGTTTCGAGGTCAATTGCAATCTCCTTGGCTTCACTCAGGTTGGGGAAAATCTGTGGTGGCGTCCACTCAGAGATGCGCGGAAAAAGAGGCATGGTCCGGTTCACAGTCGGAACCCTTTCTGTTCGTTCTTGGGCAGCACAATGTGCAGCGTTTGTTTGGCGCGGGTGATGCCCACGTACAGCAGGCGGTTGATGTCGTCCGAGTTCTTGTCGTACTCCTTGGCAGAGCGCGTGGACAAGTCGGACAGCAGCAGGACGTTGTCAGCCTCGCCACCCTTGGCACCGTGGATCGTGGAGAGCTTGATGGGCACGTGGCCCGTGAGCTTGGTGTTGCGACGCAGCAGCGAGATGAGGTAGTCGCGGCGGTCCTCACTGATCTTGGTCAGCGCCTTGTGCCAGATTTCTGTGGAAAGAAGTCCATGCTTTTCTTTCAGGAGATCGAGCGTGTACATCACGGCTGGGTCAGCGGTGCGCAGCATCTTGTGGCCATGCTTGATGTGCTCGCTGTCCATGTACTTGTAGACCATCTTGATCACGGGGAACGGGACCTCGCCGCCCTTGCGCAGGCGCTCCCACCCCAGCACAGCAGTGAGGACGTTCTCGCTCACGCTGCGTTGTCCGTGGCGCTCGAACAGCAGGCCTTGGCTCTTGATCCAATCGTGCATGTCGGTGAGCATGTAGTTGGCGCTGGCCAAGATGAGCCAGTTGCCGTGGGAGATGTCGACTTGACTGAAGTCGTTGTAATAGCTGATGGAGCCTACCTCTTCGCGGGCCTTCCACACCTTGGGCTGGCGGTGCTTGATGCGGTTGACCACTTGGTTGGCCAAAGCGTGAATGCGAGAGGGCACGCGGTAGGACTGGTCTAGGACCTTGACCTCACCGGTGAAGTTAAGAAAGCTGTTGACGTCGGCCCCGGCCCACGTGTAGACGGCTTGGTCGTCGTCTCCGGCGACAAAGGTCCGTTGTGCGCGCAGCGCGAGCTGTTCCACCAGCCTCCACTGCAGCAAGGAGAGGTCTTGTGCTTCATCAATGATCAGCGCTTGCAACTTGGGCAGCCGCTCGGGCTCGAGCAGGATGTGCTCTAAGAGGTCGGTGAAGTCCAAGAGGCTGCGTGAGGTTTTGTAGTGTCGGTACGCACGCTCAACGTACTCAAAGTGGAACCACTCGATGGCCATCTTTGATTGGTTGTAGTGGGTCTTGAGGTCCATGCCCCGGATGCGGGCGATGTTGATCTCGTTCAGGATGGGGTTGTCGACCTTGACGGCGAACTCTTCTTCACCGCTCTCGATGGCCAGCTCGATGCCTGCCTCTTGCGCAAACTCGCGGTAGTGCTCGGAGGCCATCATGTCCTTGGTGCTGATGGCGAGGCACCGGTAAGCCAAGCTGTGCAGTGTGCGGAAGTACGGGAAGTCGGAGTCGGGGCGCAGGGCCGGGAACTTCTGGATGGCCCGGTCGCGCGCTTCGGTGGCCGCCTTTCTGGTGAACGCAAAGTAGCCGATCTCCAT